TGGGGCGGGCTGGACCTGTCGTGGTCGCAGGATTTGACCGCCCGCGCCCTGACGTTCAAGGATTCGATTGCCGGCGTCGATCATCTGTATTCGTTCCTGCGCTTCTGGACGCCGGCCGACACGCTCCGCCAGCGGGCGAAACAGGACCAGATGCCCTATGAACTATGGGTTCAGCAGGGCTATTTGACCGCGACTCCCGGTAAGATCGTCCCCATGCAGGCCATCGGGCGCCAGCTTCACGAAGATCAGCAGGCGTTCGACCTGCAGTTCGTGGCCTATGACCGATACCGGCACAAAGACCTTGAGGACAAACTAGCCGAGGAAGGCTACGCGCCGCCGATGCTGGAACACCCGCAGGGCTTCCGCCGGTTTTCCAAGGTCGACGAACGGCTGGCGCACCGATTCGGCTGGTTCGACGAGCGCGGCCACATCATCGAAAACCCGCTGTGGATGCCGGGGTCGATCGAGGCTTGGGAACACGCCATCATCGAAGGCCGCTTCCACACGCCGTTTAACCCGGTGCTGCGCTGGAACGTCGCCGGGGTCTTCCCGAAGCCGAACCCCAGCGGAACGGGCGACATCATCTTCGACAAGCGGAAGGCGACGGGCCGAATCGACGGCGCGGTCGCGTGTGCTATGAGCGTCGGCGCGGCTGTGGCAAGGTTCGGCCCCGAAGGGTCCGCCCTCGACGACTTCCTCGCTAACCCGGTGATGACGATATGAGCAGCTTTTGGGGTCGCGTCGGCCAGGTTTTCCGCCTTAGCGGGCCGGTCCCCTTTGGCGGGTTCTTCGTCGGCGGGAACTACGCGCAGAAGGACGTCAACGTCGACTCGGTCCTGAACCTGTCGACCGACTGGGCCTGCAAGCGGCTGATTTCCGGGACCATCGCGACGCTGCCGCTTCACATCATGAAGCGCGGGGAAAAGGGTCGGCGCGAACTGGCCAAGGATCATCCGGTTTCGGAAATCCTCCGCGGTCAGCCGAACGCGACCCAGACGCCGGTCGAGTTCATGGAAGGGATGGTCGCCTCTCTGATCGGCCGCGGCATGGGCTACGCCCTTAAGGACACGCTACAGGGCGACCTTTCCGGCTTGCGCCCGTGGGACTATGACCGCTGCATTCCGATGCGAACGGCGCGAGGCGCGCTCTACTACCAGATCACCTATCGGGACGGCACGAAGGACGACGTCGACCCCGAGGCGCTGTTCGTCCTGAAGGGCTTCACCGACAACCGCGACCCCGACATCGGCCTTTCTGCGCTGGCGTATGGCCGCCAGACCTTCGGGAACGCGATCGCCGTCGAGGAAGCGGTCGGGCGCCAATACGCCAAGGGCTTGAAGCAGCCGGGGTTCTTCTATGCGGACAACCCGGCGGCGCGGCTGGACGCTGAGAAGCGCGCCCAGTTCCAAGCGATCATCGACCAGTTCACCGGGTCGCAGAACGCCGGCGCAACGATGCTTCTCGAGGGCGGCTTCAAATGGCAGTCGATGGGGATTAACCCGGCCGAGTTCGAAATGCTCGCGACCCGGTCGTTCAACGTCGAGGAAATCTGCCGCTGGTATCAGGTCCCGCCGATGATGATTGGCCACGTCGACAAAATGACGTCTTGGCCCGGCGGCCAAGAGGGGATGCGGATGGATTTCCGCGACTTCTGCCTGATGCCGTATCTGACGCGCATCGAACAGGCGATCAACATTCGGCTGCTGTCGAAGGACGACCGGCGCGCGGGCTATTACGCCAAGTTCAGCAGCGAGGGCCTTCTGCGCGGCAACGTCGAGGCGCGGAACAAGTCGCACTCGACCGGCCTGCAGAACGGCTATCTGACCCGAAACGAAGTCCGCGAACTTGAGGACTGGGACGTCATGGACGGCGAGGGCGGCGATATGTTCACCGTCCAGCAAAACCTTACCCCGCTCCCGATGTTGCAGGCGGAGGCCACGGCCCGCACAATGAAGAACACGGGCACGCCGCCCGAACCTGTCGTCCCGACCCCCGGAGTCTGACGCGATGCGCTATTTCCACCTGCTTTCGATGATGGCGACGACCCCATGGGCCGTTGAGCGGTCCTATCTGGCGGCGGCGATGTCCATTCTGGCCAATCGGTCGTTCGACCTCGCTGGGCCGGTCGACCCGATCAGCGAGGACGCCCGCCTTTCGCAGCGACGAACCGACGAAGCCCGTCGGTCGGGCGGCGCCGTCGCGGTCCTGCCGATTTACGGCGTGATGGCTCAGCGAATGTCCGCCATGGAAGAAGCCTGCGCCGGCGGCGTGTCGGTCGAGAAGGCGTCGGCGGCGTTTCAGGCGCTGGTCGACAATGACGACGTGAGCGCGATTGTCCTCGACTGGGACTCGCCGGGCGGCTCGACGTATGGCGTCCAAGAGTTCGCCGATCAGGTGCGCGCGGCCCGCGGCGTGAAGCCTATCGTTTCGCAGGTCAACTCGCTCATGGCGTCGGCCGCCTACTGGGTCGGGTCCGCCGCTGACGAGGTCGTGGTCACGCCGGGCGGGCGGGCCGGGTCTATCGGGGTCTATTCGATCCACGAGGATATTTCGGGGATGCTCGAGCAGAAGGGCATCAACCCGACGATCATCAAGGAAGGCGAACACAAGATCGCCGCGCATCCGTTCGGCCCACTGACGGCAGAGGGGCGCGAGCAGATCGAGTCGCTGGTCAAGGAGTCGGCGGCGGCGTTCCGCGGCGCTGTGGCGGAGAACCGCAAGGTCCCGAAGCGGACGGTCATCGACAGTTTCGGCGACGGCAAGGTTTTCGGCGCCGACGAACTGGTCAAGCGCGGCATGGCCGACAGGGTCGGGACGCTGCAGGACACGCTTTCCCGGCTGGGCGTCCCGTCGAAGAAGAAGGCGGCGGCGGCGCAGGCCCGCGCCACCTTTGCGAACGGCGAGATTCCGGCTATAGGGGTCCTGCACGACGGACTCCGGGGAACCTTGGGGCTGTCGAAGTCCCAAGCCGACGCCCTGCTTCAGCGTGGCTTTGCTGGTATCGCGGCGGGAACCCTGCCGGAAGCGACCGAAATCCCCCCTTCCCCGCGGCCAGCCATTCGCAGCCGCTTTGTCCCCACGGCCTGACCGACACGGCGGGCCATAGGAGCCCGTTATGTCCGATCCCGTCACCATCGAAGAAGTGAATGCCGCCCTCGAGGCGCGCGACGCCACGATTCAGGGCCTGCTCGACAAGATGCAGACCGCCAACGCCGAGGAAACCGAAAACCTTAAGGCCGCGCTGAAGGCCGAGTCCGAAAAGGGCCTGAAACTGCACGGCCAACTGCTCGAGATTTCGCAGAAGATGGCCGACCAGATCGGCCAGTTCGGCGGCCCCGGCAACGAACCGAAGCTGTTTTCCTCGACCGCCATCGAGTCCGACTCGTTCAAGGCCGTCATGGAAGGCAAGGCCAAGACTGGTCGCTTCACCGCCGCCGGCTCGTGGCACGGCACGAACGGCGCCGTCATCGGTTCGGGAACGACCGGCGAGGGCAACGGCGGCGCGCTGCTGACTCCCGACTATCGTCCGGGGATCATCCAGCAGCCCGATATGCCGCTGCTGATTCGCGACCTTCTCATGCCGGGCCGCACCGACAAGCAGGTCGTCCAGTATTTCAAGGAAACCGGCTTCACCAACGCCGCCGGCTTCGTGTCGGAGAACACCCGCAAGCCGCAGTCGGACATCGAGTTCGAGTTCGCCGAGGCCCCGGTTCGCACGATCGCGCACTTCGTGAAGGCGACGAACCAAATCCTCGCGGACGTGCCGCTGCTGCGGACCTACATCGACTTCCGGCTGCGCTGGGGCGTCAAGTTCGTCGAAAACGACGCCCTGCTGAACGGCTCGGGCGCCGGCCAGTCGATCGAGGGCCTGAAGCCCGCCGCGACGCCCTACGACACGTCGCGTAACGAGGCTGGCGACACCCGCATCGACACCATCCGTCGTGCGATGACGCAGGTCGACCTCGCCTTCTACCCGACGTCGGGCATGATCCTGCACCCGACCGACTGGGAAAAGATCGAACTGACGAAGACCGACGATGGCGCGTATGTGTTCGCCAATCCGCTGGCCCTCGCCGGTCCGGTCCTCTGGGGCCGCCGCGTGGTCGTCACGGCGGCGCAGACGGAGGGCGAGTTCACCATCGGCGCTTTCAACCTCGCCGCCCAGATTTTCGACCGCGAAGACATCACGGTCGAAATCGCGACGGAGAACGAGGACGACTTCGTCAACAACCGCGTCACCATCCGCGGCGAAGAGCGTCTCGCGATGGCGGTTCACCGCCCCGAGGCCATCATCGACGGCGCCTTCCCGCAGACCTAACCGTCGGCGTGAAAGTGGTGTAAACGGAAGGGCGCTGGCTTCGGTCGGCGCCCTTTTCGTATGGAGGCCGCATTGGCAGAGAAGACCGTTCGCGTCCGTCTAAATCGGACCATGAACCCGATCGACGGCGAGAAACGGGTCGCCGGATATGAGACGACCATGTCCGCGACGCAGGCCCGAGAGTGGGAGCGGAACGGACGGATCACCATTCTGACGAACGCCCCAGCCCGCCCGAAGGCGGATGCCGCGGACCCTACGCCGGCGCCCCAGTCTGGTTCCCCCGCTGGCTCGGGCGCTGTGTCGTCATCGCCGCGTCGGGGCCGTCCGCCGCGGAAGCCGATTTCGACCTGATTCGCCGCTCCGGGGCGGCGGTGGTCGCCATCAACGCGACGTATCGGCTGGCCCCCTTCGCCGACCTGCTTTATGCCGCCGACGGGTTGTTCTGGCTGAAAGACGAGGGCGCTCGGGCGTTCCCCGGCCTGAAGGTGACGCAGAGCCTGAAAGACGCCCGGCGCTATGGCCTGCAGACGGTGAAACTTGAGGCGCAGTCGCGAACGATGCAGTTCGAACGCTTCGGGGAAATCGGCGCCGGCGGGAACAGCGGCTTTCAGGCGGTGAACCTTGTCGCCCAGACCGGCGCGGCGCGAATCGTGCTGGTCGGCTTCGACTATTCGCTGGCGCGTGGCGTCCACTGGCACGGGCGCCACCCGCCCGGCATGAACAATCCGTCAGAGAAGAACGTCGCGCGCTGGGCGGCCGATATGGACCGGGCCGCGCCCCTTCTGGCGAGCCTTGGCGTTGACGTTGTGAACGCTTCGCCGCATTCATCATTGAGGGCCTTCCCGGTGCGCCCTCTCTCGGAGTGTCTGACATGAGCCGCGCGGCCTGCCTGCAAACGACGTGCCTGTCGACGCCGTTCATCCTCTTTCGTGAGCGGGCCTATTTGCTGGCGATTCTGCGCCTTCTGGACGCTACCCGGCAGGAGATTGCCCGATGAACTATACCCCGATCACCATTTCGCCCGACCTGCCGATCACGCTGGAAAAGGTGAAGCAGCGGCTTCAGATCGAAGACGACGGAATGGACGAGGCCGGCGTCGAGGCGCAGGACGAAGCGGTCGAGGCTGCGTTCCGCGCGGCCATCGAATACGTCGAGACCCAAACGCACCTGACCTTGCGGCCGATCACCTATCGGGCGGACTCGTCGTCGTGGTGTCTCGTCAGCGATGGCCCGAACGGCTGGTCCTGCTGGGACCGTTGCCGTCCGTGGCTGATCGACCGGGTTCCGGTTCAGTCGATCGACAGCATCGAATATCTGGCCAGCGGCGAAATCACTTGGGACGTTCTGCCGGCGTCGGATTACGAGGTCGAAATCACGGCTTCGGGGGCGCGCATCCACCTGAACGACGGCGTTTCGCTCCCCTCGCTCGAGTCGCGGTTCAACGCGGTTCAGGTGTTTTTCACGGCGGGCTTTGAGATTGTCGACGCGACCGGCTCTGGCGATGACCCGCGCCTCGCGCTCCCGCATGGTCTGGCGCAGGCCCTGACGCTGATGACCGGCCATTGGTTCAACAACCGCGACGCCGTCGGGACCGAACGCGCCTATGAAGTCCCGCTCGGAGCCGACGCGCTGATGACGGCTTTCCGGCAATATCGTTGACCGCCTCCCGTCGTTCGGTGTAAACACGCTTCACGGTGTTGCTGAGTCTGGCTTAAGGCTGAACCCGAACAAGTAAGGGCATGACCGACTAGTTTGCGTCTGTGGCGTCGGATAGCCGATACAGGCGCAACCGCGGGCTCGAATCCCGTCCACCTAGAAGCGGCCTCGTCTCACGGCGGGGCCGTTTTGCCGTCAGGGGTTTACACCGCGCCGGAAGGGTGTAAACACTACGCCCGAACAAGAGGGCTGACCCATGCTGGAATCCGAAGCAAAGACGAAATGGTGTCCCTTCGCGCGGGTCATCGCCCCGATTGAGATACCGGGCGGACCCGTTCTGCTGGTGGCGGGAAACCGCGTGTCGATGCCGGAACATCTGGGCGAGGTCGTGAGCGGAGAACCGCTGAACCCGCCGACGTCGCGCTGTCTGGGCGGCGACTGTATGCAGTGGCGCTGGACGACTTCGCTTGCCGCGCCCAGCGGCGAGGGGTCGGCCCCAGAGATTGACGGATATTGCGGGCTGGCCGGTAAGCCGTGACCCGCCCCCTTCTGATTCAGGGGATGCGCGGGCTGGGCGACAACATTTATCAGCGCCCGTTCGTCCGCGCTGTGGCCAGCCGCCGCCCGGTGTTCCTCGACACCCCGTGGCCGCAGCTTTATGCGGACCTGCCGGGCGTGTCGTTCGTCCGCCCTCACACGCATCTTCGGACGCAGGGGAAGAACCGGGACCGTCAGGACCCCGCGATCTGGACCGAGGCCCCGCGGGAGGCGCAGCGGGTTCACGTCGGATATGGGTCGTTGGAACTGCGGCGCGGGTCGATCGTCCGCGCGCTGGAATCGAAACTGTCGCTGAACGGTGCGCCGTTCGTGTTCGATCTGCCGCCGAGTCCGCCACCACCCGTCGCCGGCCGCTATGTCGTAATCCGCCCCGTGACGGTGCGGCGCGAGTGGACGAACACCGCCCGCAACCCGAGGCCCGAATATCTCGCCGCCGTCGCCAGATGGTTTCAGGAAGCGGGATTCGCGGTCGTTCTGGTCGCTGACCTCGAGGACGGCGCCGAATGGCCGGTCGGGGCGCTCCCGCCGCATGACGTGGCCTTTCTACGGGGCGAACTGGCGGTCGAGGAAATCATCGGCCTTGTTCGCAGCGCTGCAGCGGTCGCCGGCGGCGTCGGCTGGCTGGTCCCGATGTCCATTGCGGCCGGAACCCCGCTTTTCTGCGTGCTGGGCGGCCAGCTTCTGCACAACGGCCCCTCACGCATCACTGACCCCCGCATGAACCTGAGCGGCGTCGGCTGGACGTTCCCCGACCG